AATGGAATTTTCATTGGACTAATTCAAATCCCAACGCAACTGTATTTTTACAAAAAAGTCCTCCCGATATTCTACGAGCTGATATGTTGGCTGAAGAGTTTGAAGATACCAAGTTCATAATAATGATTAGGAATCCATACGCTATGGTTGAAAGCATCTTACGTGCAAACCCAGCCGCTTCTCTAATAGATGCAGCCACTCATGCAATTAGATGTTTAGAAATACAACTCGAACATAGTGAAAAATATTTAAATGATTTAGTTTTTACATATGAAGATCTAACAAATAATACTACTGAAATTGTTAAACAGATAGAAGAATATTTAAACATTACTAGAATAGATAATAATAGAATTTTTAATACCAAAGGATACTCTTCGAAAATTTTAAATATGAACGAGTTTCAAATTAAAAAATTATCGGACAAACAATTAAAAATTATAAATTCTGTATTTTCTAAAAAAATGCCGGTGTTGTCTGAGTGCGGATATAAACTAATTGAATCAGAAAATTTTAATTTTAAATTTATATCTAGTTTAAATGTAGAAAATTTAAAAAATAAATTAGCAGATATTGATAAAACCGTCTGGAAAGAATTTACATTTAGACAAGAAACTTTTGATGTTCATGCAAAAACGCTGACCATTCCTTTAATTTTTAGTAAAGATTTCGAATCAGAAAATGTAAATTACCATCCCAGTTTTGAACGTTTTACCGATGAGATAAAAGTATTGACTGCAATCTTTGAAGAAAAATTAGGGTTTGGGTATATAACCAGGGCAATTTTGGTAAACTTAACAGCTAATAGTGTTATACCTGAACATATAGATTCTGGCAGTAGTTTAGATGCTTGTCATAGAATGCATATTCCACTTATTACAAATGATCAATGTGAGTTTAGAGTTGGGGATGAACTAATGCATATGAAAGTTGGTGAAATATGGGAGATCAATAATACCAATAAGATTCATAGTGTTAAAAATAACAGCAACCAAGATAGAATACATTTGATAGTTGACTGGATTTCTGTTATAGATTAAGAAATACATTATGAATAATATATATAGTTGTAATTTTCCTAATGTAGGTTTTATGGGATGTGATTTATCAGATGACGAATTTTTTCCAATCTTAGATGAAGCTTTAGAGATACAAAAAAATTTTAGTCAGGCACAGCCCATGAATGATAAATTAATTGGGCACATTAAACACGAATATTTGATAAAAAAAACTCATAGTCTTATTGAGACTTTAGCAATGCAAATGTCAGCAAAGTATCAAATAGCATATCCATCATTTAAACTTCCTGAAAAATACAATTTATCGATGGACGGTGCTTGGATCAACTTTCAAAAAAAACATGAGTTTAATCCATTACATAATCATTCTGGCGATTTTAGTTTTGTAATATATGTAAAAATTCCGTATACTATAGAAGAAGAAAAAAAATATACGCCACACGTTCCGGAACTGTTTCAAGTTCCTGGTAGTTTTCTTTTTCATTATACAGACACACTGGGCCAGATTGCACCATGGTGCATTCCAACTGATCAATCGTATGAAAGACGAATGATATTGTTCCCTGCAAAAATGATGCACACTGTTTATCCGTTTTATTCATCGGATGATTTTAGAATTTCTATATCGGGAAATTTAAGAGTGAGTACTATTAATAGTTAACAAAACACAGGCAATTAAAATGAGACTAACGGGATTTGTTAAGAAAGGTTGGGGCCACGAATTAATCTGGGCAACTACTGACAAATATTGCGGAAAAATAATGGTATTTGAAAAAGTTGGATCAAAGTTTTCTATGCACCTTCACAAAGAAAAAGACGAAACTTGGTTTATTAATTCTGGTAGTTTTAAATTAAGAATATTAGATACTAACACAACAAATGTAACCGAACAAATACTAAAGCAAGGCGACATATGGCATAACCCGCCTATGTTACCCCATCAGGTAGAATCTTTAGAAGAAAATTCTAGTATTTTTGAAGTCAGTACACCAGATTCAGTTGAAGATAATTTTAGAATATTTCCAGGAGACAGTCAATAATGACAACTTTGTACTTAGACATGGACGGTGTTGTAGCAGACTTTAACGGTTATGCTAGCGAAATTTTAAATAAACAACAGATTGTTCACGATCGATGGGATGACGAGGATTGGAATGTATTAAAAGAAAATCCTAGACTTTATAGAAATTTAAAAAAAACAAAAGAAGCTGATCTAATTGTAGAGTTTTGTAAAACATATTGCAAAAAGAACAAATATCAACTGTTGTTTTTGACTGCGGTTCCTAAAGCTAATGACGTTTCGTGGGCTTTTTATGATAAAGTATTATGGATACAAGAACACTACCCAGATATTCCTGTTATGTTTGGTCCGTATAGCAAAGACAAACACACACATTGCGTACCAGGCGATATTTTAATCGATGATCGTACCAGCAATATTCACGAATGGAATAATGTTGGTGGTATTGGTTTACTATACAAAAACAACTTTGAAGAAATTCAAAATATATTATTAAATGACTAAGATTTTTGTAAACGGAACGTTTGATATCGTTCACTTAGGACATATAAAACTTTTAGAATATGCAAGATGTTATCCTAATTCGTTTGTTCTTGTAGCTATAGATAGTGATATCAGAGTAAAACAGTTGAAAGATAATAGTCGTCCGATAAATTCACAATACGATCGTTTAAATTTATTATCGGCATTGAAATTTGTAGATCGAGTAGAAATTTTTAACACTGATCAAGAACTCATAGATCTAATCAAAGATTTTAAACCCGATGTAATGGTCAAAGGCAGTGACTATCGAGATAGACCTATAATAGGTGCAGAATATTGTAAAGAGATAAAATTTTATGACAGAGTTGAACCATACTCAACAACCAAAGCAATACAAGATATTACTCATAGGGGATAATTGTACAGACATATATCAATATGGTACTGTTGATCGTATTAGTCCCGAAGCTCCAGTTCCTGTATTTAAATTTAGTCACGAAGAAAGCAGACCCGGCATGGCCGGCAATGTCTGTAATAATCTAGTAACCCTAGGGTGCAAAGTTTATTCTGTATACGGAGAAAACAGTACAAAGACTAGATTAATTGATATTAGAAGTAAACAACAGATTGTAAGAATTGACAATGATGTAATCTCTACACCGGCAACAATTAACTACAATTTAGACAACTACGATGCTATTGTAATTAGTGATTACAATAAAGGAACCGTTAGCTATGAGCTAATAGAACAATTGATTAAAACCAAAATTCCTGTATTTGTAGATACAAAGAAAACAGACTTAGATCGTTTTCAAGGAGCATGGGTTAAAATTAATGAACTAGAGTATAGCAAAATTAAAAGTGAATGCAGTGGACTTATTGTTACACGTGGTCCTAGTGGTGCAGATGCTATACATCAGCAGTATAGTTCCAAGGCACCAAAAGTAGAGGTAGTAGACGTTACAGGTGCAGGAGATACTTTTCTTGCTGCACTAGCCTACAATTACCTACACACTAAAAATATAACAAGAGCAATGGATTTTGCAAACCTAGCTGCCGCTGTTACAGTTCAACACGTTGGATGCTATGCTCCAACATTAGAAGAAATTTTATGATAGTATTAACAGGTGCGGGCGGCTTTATTGGCAGCGTGGTGTTGGAATATTTAAATTCTCAACAAATAACTGATATTCTTATAGTTGATGATTTGCCTTATGAAAATCAATATAAAAATTTAATCGGTAAACAATATAAAAGGCTGTTATCAATAGATGATGTTGACTTTATTAATGAAAATATCACCGGAGTAATACATATTGGTGCTAATTCGAACACTTTAGAAAAAAATTGGAGTTCAATTTATGCCTCAAATATTAACTCAACAAGAAAGTGGAATGCATTTTGTAAAGAGCGCAACATACCTTTTATTTTTACTTCTAGTGCAGCCGTTTATGGTAATGGTCAGGGCCCGATGAATCAATATGCGTTTAGCAAACTACTCAGCGAGAATGAAATAGACGGAGTTATTCTTCGACTGTTTAATGTATACGGACCCAATGAATATCACAAGGGCAGAATGGCTTCTTCAATTCTACACTGGTTTGAGCAACTCAACAAGACTGGAGAAATAAAAATATTTGAAAACAGTAAGAATTATTTTAGAGATTTTATATGGGTAGAGGACGTGGCAAAGACCATATACCATTTTATGTATAACAATTATCAACCCGGAATTTACGATCTAGGCTCTGGTAATAGGGTAGATTTTGAAACTATTGCGGATACAATAATAGATCATACAGGGTCAGGAACAAAAAAATTCATAGATATGCCAGCTGATCTTAAAAATCAGTATCAAATTAACACCCTTGCTGATACTAATTTACTAATCAGTTCAGGAGTAGATGTTGAAAATTTTATTCAAATTAATGCAGGCATTGAAAAATACATAAAGTATCTATCAAACATGCGTTACATTTAAATAAATAATAGTATGGCCAAAATACCCGTATTCGATGCAGTAAGAATAATTCCTAGAGATTCTGGATTTTTAAATAGAAATTCGGGATCGAGGGGCGAAGTTTTTTACGATCAAACAGCTAACACTCTTAGAATTTACAACGGATCGACAGTCGGCGGCGTAAGTTTAGCAAAAGCAGATTTAACTAACGTTACTAACTCAGACTTTCTTTCCAAAGCTAATTTAGCAGGAGTAAGTGGTGGTGGAAATACCACAGTTTCAGTAGGTAGCAGTGTACCTGTATCTCCTTCTAGCGGAAATTTGTGGTTAGACACTAATACTGGTATACTATATGTTTACTTTAACGACGGATCCAGCAGTCAATGGATCCAACCAGTATCTCCGTATCCTGATATTACAAATTTAGCCACAATATCTTATGTAAATTCCACAGTAGCAGCACTGCCTGCCACAGCAGGATTAGCCACTACAGCATTTGTTAATTCAGCTGTATCAGCCGCAACATTTGTATTAAATGTAGAAGCAGACGACTCTACATTAAACCCAGTTACATCAGGCAGTATAGTTCGATTCTCTGGAGCCGGCGGCATTACTACAACCTCCGATGGCTCGGGCAACATCACAATCATTGGTGGTGGTTCTACAGGCAATATTACCTTTGCTGTTACCACTATAGACTCTTCGGATTCTTCCGCTATAATATTTACGCCCGCGGTGATTTTTGAATCTGATGTCACTGTGCAAAATAATCTTGTGATAGATAACAGTGTTGATGTTGCATTGAATTTGTCAGTGAATAATCAATTAACTGTAAAAGACATTGTACTAACTGGCAATTTTTCAAGTCAGGGATCTGGTATTCCTGAACTATTTTCAGACAGTGAAATACAATTAACAGCTGGTACCCGTGTAGAAATAACTGCAAGCCCTTTGAAAATGGCGTCTTTTACATCTGGGGAAAGAGATCTTTTGATAGCAGCCAACGGCGATGTTATCTATAACACAACTACCAATAAGCTACAAGTTCGAGCAGCAGGTGTTTGGGTAGATCTGCATTAATCTATGGAAAAGTATTATCAATTAGCAACTCATACTGAAGCAGAATGGGACGAGCTAAATGCTGAACTAATTTCGACGGGGCATGTTAGTCAATCTGTTCCTTTTCGAGGAATTGAATGCGTAGATGATCAACTGCACAGTTTAACTCGAGGCACGTATCTTCTCACTGACGCAGAAGCAGAGCAGTTAAAAACTGATCCAAGAATAAAATTCATTAACATAGATTATAAACGCTACGCTGAATTCAAACCACCGCCCGACGAACTGCATTCAGTAAGACCAGATTTAGTAAACAGATATACAGATTCGGTGAAAAATTACAGAGAATTTTCTGTTTCTGACACGTTGCCCCCCACTCCTGATACGTCAGACGTCAACAGAACCGGATATCAGCTTTATAGATGCATACAAAAATTAGATCCCTGGGTAGATGCTGCACTAGCAGACAATGCAGTGGTCAATATCAACATTCCACAATACGGCACGGGCAAGAACATAGATGTCATAGTTGCGGATGACGGCACTTGGATTGGGCACCCAGAATTTCAAAGTAATAGTTTGTCCGATTCTAGTCCGTTTGAAGCTGTGCCAAAGCCCAGTGGCTATGTCGGAGGTAATTTACTTCCAGGCAACGGCACCTGTGATTTATTAGATTTAGTTCTAGATGCTCCATATTACATAGATCCAGATTGGTTCAATGCTAATGCCGCGTCAAGATTAATCACTAGATGGGACGGCACCACGGTTCCTGTGGAATCAGTGGCAAGATCATGGTGGTCAACCAGTTCCCAACGCAGCACACAGTTTGCGAATGCAGGAACAGTGAGTGTTACTTCTAATTATACTAGAGCAAACTGCAATGGTACTAATGCTGCATTATCTAACGAAGGCGATCACGGCACATGTTGTGCTGCTCTGACCTTTGGTAGGACACAAGGCTGGGCTTATAATGCCAATAAATGGGTATTAGATCTATACGGAGGCTTAGGGATAGGCATAGAAGAGGGGTTCGATCTGATGAAAATATTCCATACAGTAAAGCCAGTAAACCCTCTTTTTAATACTAGAAATCCCACAATAACAAGCAATAGCTGGGGCTATCGAGCCAACAAAGATCCCGGCGGATCAACTTATTATTACACTCATAGATCAACAAGTAACACTGCCTATACTACTGAAGTAGGGATAAATTGGCTGAGTCATATGGGCACACAGGGCGATAGCGGCCGTTGGAAAAGTGAAATGAAAACAAATTCATTGACTACAGCACAAGATGAATTGATTGCTGCTGGAGTAATTTTTGTTGCAGCTTCCGGCAACAGCAATCAAAAACAAGTGAATAGCAGTCATCCAGACTTTAACAATTTTATTACCACTACTAATGGCGGAAGCCTGGCCGATTCTACGTTTACTGAATTTGGCGTTGCAGTATTTGGCACAACAAATAGAAGAGGATTCCCTCAAGCAGGCGGCAAATACACCGATGTCAACGGCACAGTGATTTATCCTGTGATCAATATAGGTGCATTGGATGATGATTATAAAACTTCAAAAGAAGCCAAAGTTTCTTACAGCGATAGGGGAAACAGCATAGACGTATATGCCCCTGCAGATGGCACGTTGGCAGCTAATAGAGGCTATAGCACAAATTGGCCAAGACCCGACACTTACGCTGCTCTAAGCTACAATTCTGGAAATGCTACCGATGCTGCTTTTAGTGGAACTAGTGCTGCCTGCCCTGTGGCCACAGGACTTATAGCCACTGTGTTAGAGTGGAATAGAGATTGGACCTGGGTAGAAGTCAAAGCATGGCTGCAATCTTTAGAAACACAAGACGCTGCCGATTTTTATTTTGGTACAGAATCAACTACTACTAATACAGCCAATTGGCTGGACTATGAAAGTCTCGAAGGCGGCGATGCTCGAGTGCTTTATCAAGGACCATTCGATGCTAGATTTAGGATAGGGTCAAGAAAAATTCTTTCCAATCTCAATATTACCAGTGGTCTAAAACTGAGATTGGGTCGTTGATAAATATTTTAAAGAGATTAAAAAATGCCTATAAATTTTCCTAACAGTCCAACACTCGATGAAGTCTACACCGTTGATCAAAAATCGTGGCGTTATAACGGCACTGCTTGGAATGTCATTAGCGGCAGCCCAGATCTTACCGCCTTAAATGCTACAAATTTAAACAGCGGCACTGTTCCGGTCTTAAGGTTAGGCACAGCAGGCACAAGAGATGCTACTACATATCTAAGAGGCGACAACACATGGGCTACAGTTGCTGGAGGTGGTGCAGCATCTGATAGCTTTGCAACTATAGCGATAGCTGGTCAAAGTTCAGTGGTAGCGGATTCATCCTCAGATACGCTAACACTAGTGGCTGGTACAGGTATAACACTTACAACTAATGCTGCTACAGATACTGTGACAATCACTAGTACTGCATCGGCAGGCGCTACAGCGTTCACTGGGCTGAGTGATCGTGCAGACCTTACCATTGACCAATTTTATCTACCAGCAATTACAAGACTAAATGTAACCAATAACGGCGCCAGTGCGTACAGATTTGATCAATACGGAGGCGACGACCCTACAATATATGCAATAAATGGTACTACCATAGCGTTTAATCTCAATGTAATTGGTCATCCTTTCTTGATACAGAATAATACAGGCACAAATTATAACACTGGATTGATTCACGTTACTACAGGAGGCACGGTGACTATAGAATCAGCTGCTCAAGGACAAACATCTGGTACACTGTATTGGAAAATTCCAAGTGATATTTCCGGCAACTACAGATATCAGTGTAGCGTTCATGCTGCTATGGTAGGTACTATTGTAGTTAAAAACTTTATTAGTATTTAATTTTTCTGAGTCTGCGACCAGTCTCTAATTCTAGTTTCTAATTTTTTTCGTAAATCTGATATTTCTTGTTTCATCTCATTGCCCATAGTTGGCAACTGTCTAGAGTATATCATTTCTAGATGCATGTTATCAAGTTTTTTAATGCTATAAGATAACTTTTGCAACAATTGCACAGTTTCATTTTTTACATTGCCCTCTGGCATGGTGGCTATCACTGATTCATATCTTTCACAGTCTTTGATAAATCTAGTAGATTTTTGCAGTATGCTTGACATTTTCTAACTCCAATATAGTTTCAATTTTTGTACGAATTATGGTATTACTCAGTGTGTTTTTTAAACCTGTGTGCAATTGTTTAGGCAAATGATTCAATGCAGCCCAACATATAGTAGCAGATGATGTTGTGAGAAATTCATCATCAACTAGACAGATATATGTGCCGTATTCAAATCCACGATCCTCACTGAGATACAATTCTATGGGTAAAATTTTACCCACTGAAAAATTATTTAACAACGGCTCAGCATCTTCTAATAGACTGCTGTTTCTCACAAATGTAGGCACAGTCCATTTAGCATCTTCTAAAATAAGAAGAATTCTTTTGGTGTTTTTACTTAGAAACAGTAGACCGGCACGTTGTTGCATCTAGATACTTATCAAGCGTCTAGATCAAATCTCCAATATCCGGCAGCATATTCGCCCTCAAATGATCGTAACCATTGTGTGCCGTCCCACTTGTATTGCACACCTGTGGTCAAGTTGGTGAAATACTGAATAGTTGTCACTATGCTAGGGTCAAACGTTTCTTGCCATACAGTACCGGTCCATTGAATTATAGAATTGGCCTTAATCACAGTGTCATTACCTATGAGATCTTTCCATGCATCTGGGCCGTCGTAGGCAGTTGATCCAGAATCAAAGTTGTTCCAGCCAGAATTTTCCACGTGCTGTCCTACATTCGCACTGTTATTGACATCGTCTAACACTAGATATCTTGTGCCTACAGGAATTGCGGCAATACTTCCAAATTTTTCAATAGGGCTAAACTTGTAGGGATCAACGATAGCAGTCACAGGTAATATTGTATTAGTAGGGACTGTGTCCATGTCAAGATCTATCACTAGATATGTAGGATCAACTTCATTTACGGTAAATGTGCCTGTGACTTCATAGCCGCTGGGCTGTGTAAAATGTATTCTACTGGTGCCTGTATACCCACCGTGAAGCTCTAGTATTTTATACCAATCTAGTCTTTGTTGATTGCCTTTGTAAGGAGTTTCATCTAGACCTAGGGCTATCACTGCTTCATATACATTTAACACAGTGAGATCATACAATCCTGTAGCCTTGTTTAATATTAATAATACACCAAATCGATCCACGGTGTTTCGTATCTGAGTGGACGCACTGTCACCATTGAATATGAGATCTTCTAGACCTAACAATTGTCCTGATTCCCCAAATACATTCATGATGATGTTTTTAATAATACCCATTTTCTTAACCTTAGCAGGCGGACTGATCCAGATAGGAGTTTGAAAGTCTAGGGTACATATATCAATGTCACTTTCTGTTCCTTGAGGAATAGTTCTAGAACTAAAATTAATGCTACTAAGATCTACTACACTAATACTGGTCCAGTCAACATAGTTGTCTGTAGTTTGAATTTCAAGGCTGGGATTAAACAATACCAAAATCTGTTCCAGCAACTGAAGTTTTTGATCTGTGTTACTGGTCCAGATTTCTGCTTTCATAGACAGTTTGAATGGAGTAGGCATGAGTCTTTCTACTGTGTACCCACCGCCCTGTACACCACCGTATTCTCTTTCGCCTGCTGGATTAGTAGTATACTGCCGTTCTCTCACAGATAGTTTACTAACAAAACTATAGTCACTGAGTCTAGAATTATCCAACTCAAGACCACTGATATAACAGGCTATTCTAGGCACCGTTGACAGTTTGTTTTCACTGTTGTCTTTAATCATGCTGGCAACCTGTCTGGTCATATCACCGTACAACACAGGCACGTGTCGCTCCTCAGGAACATCGCCTCCAGTTTTGTATTTGAATCCTATAAAGATTCTCATAAACTGTGTGACATATCGTCTTACTTGCGCATCGTAAAAATAATCCATTATTCATCTGCCTCTGGTCTTAGAGCCTTGCTGAGACTCTGTCTTTCTTTCACAGTGTGTCCATTTATTGTGTCTGTATTTGTATTGTTAATAAATCCAGCTTTTTGTGTCTGACGAACATCCTTGCCTTCAAATTGATCACCTACACCAACATCACTTGGTCCCAAGTTACTCATAGTCATTCTTACCTTGTCTTCAACTTTGACCCATCTTGATCCGTTATATCTAAACAACCTATAAGGGAAATAATCTTTACGTAGACAGAATTGACCATTTGCAGGAGCTAGAGGAAAGGCTATGCCAGCCGTAAATGGAGCACTGTTTGGAGGAACACCATCACCAACAAGATATCCGTTATAACCAGATATTTCTGATGATAGTAAAGCGGTGGCAGCAGTAGATCCTACATACACCGGAGTACCATCGATGTTAAACAAAAGATTGCCTGCTTCATCAGTGGCCTGAGTTTCTAAGCTAGCATCTAACAGGCCGTTATCTGCGCTGACCAGTACCGGTAATTTATCTTCGTCCACGGTTAGCGTATAAAACTGGGTAGTATCTGAACCGCTCCTTGGAGCATCTGCTTCGGCCTGATCAAGCACTGCCTGGGTGATCTGCATTTCTTTTTCGTAGGTGCTCATTATGTTTCGTAAGCTGTCGGCTAGTTCATAATAGGTAGCGTTAGGAGGTGCAACTCCAGTTACTTCTTGTAGCACTGTATAATTTTTTCCATCCAACCCAGTGACAACATCACCTGGATAATAGATTACAGCAGAGTTGTATGTACCAACCATTGCATCTTTGTTAGCAACCTGATCCAGTATTTCTTTGAATTCTTGACTGTCAACTAGGGGTTTACATTTGGCACGATATAGATGCGGATACCAAGTAACTGAGAATCCTTCTGCAGCCCGATTTACTTCTTCAATTACATAGAATCTTTTAAGAGCAAATTGAAAGTCATTAAGAGCATGATCATCTTTTAAATGCGGCAGTTCTATAACATCTCCACTGATCAACTTACGGCCTAATTTTTCTATAGTGTCGTTGATATGAAACGTAATAAAAACAGTATCGTTTTGTAAAAATAATCCAAACTGGCTTAGATTAAAATCTAGATCTTGAAGACTGTACACTCCTCGCATGATATAGATATCGGGATCATACTTGCGATCTCTGTTTTCTAAAAACAGCAGGTCTTGGATCTGTGTAGGATCACTGGTGTTATATACGGGTTGTGTAGGAGAGGCAGTATTCCCAGTAGATCCGGGACCTAGATATCGATGTATAAACACATCAGTACCACCAACCTGGAACATTTCCCAGATATTTTTATCTATAAATTTATAATCATTGCCCTTTTCAGGACGGTAAAGGCTCAGTCTTGGCATAGTCATATATTTACCGCTACGATAAATAGTTGTATGAGCCAAATAGACCAATCCAAGCAAGAAGTTTTTAGTTACTGCAAAGCCATGCTAGGCGACGGCATGATTGACGTAGAGCTAGATCCTATACATTACGAAACTGCACTAAACAGAGCATTAGGCGTATTTCGACAGCGTTCAGATAATGCCGTTGAAGAAAGTTATGCATTTTTAACGCTGAGAGAAAATCAGCAAGAATATATTTTGCCTAAAGAAGTACAACAGGTGCGACAAATATTTCGTAGATCAGTTGGATCAAGAAGTGGTAACGGTACTGGCGGCACAGTATTTGAGCCGTTTAACATGGCCTATACCAATACCTATTTGTTGAGTTCGACAAATATGGGCGGACTATTAACCTACGAATTATTCAGTGGTTATCAAGAATTAGTAGGCAAGATGTTTGGATCGTTTATCAATTTTACCTGGCAACCACAAAGTCGCAAGATAATGATTCAACAGCGTCCTAGGGGTGATGAAGAAGTAATGTTATGGGTTTACAATACTAAACCAGATTTTGCTATTATTGACGATACCTATGCAGGACAATGGATCAAAGACTATAGTTTAGCCAACTGCAAGATGATGTTAGGTCAAGCTCGTGAAAAATTTGCTCAAATTGCTGGCCCGCAAGGCGGAAGCAGTCTAAACGGTGCGGCAATGAAAGCAGAAGCCACTACTGAAATTGAAAAACTCACAGATGATTTGATGAAATTAGTACCAGGCGGCCAAGGATATACTTTTATTATAGGTTGACCGCAGCAATATTCTCCTGTATACTTTATACAGTTGGAGAATATTATGATTATTGGAATTTGCGGTTTTATTGGCTCAGGTAAAGACACAGTTGCAGACTATCTAGTGAATTTTCACGAGTTTCGTAGAGAAAGTTTTGCATCAACCCTTAAAGACGCAGTGGCATCAGTATTTGGCTGGGACAGAACCATGCTGGAAGGTCGAACTAAAGAAGCACGTGAATGGCGTGAACAAGTAGATCCTTGGTGGGCCGCTAGACTAGATATGCCTACATTGACTCCAAGATGGGTTCTACAATACTGGGGTACTGAAGTTTGTCGTAAGGCATTTCACGATGATATATGGATTGCCAGCCTAGAAAACAAACTGCGCAACAGTCGAGATAATATTGTTATTTCAGATTGCAGATTCCCCAATGAAATTGAATCACTAAAACGTGCAGGTGGCAGCATTGTTTGGGTACAAAGAGGCACACTGCCCGACTGGTATGCAGATGCAGTCAGCGCAAATCAAGGCAACAACGTGGGATTGAACGCAATGAAAATGCGCAAGATACACGCTAGCGAGTGGGCTTGGTTAGGCAGTGATTTTGATGTGGTCATTGACAACAATAGTTCTATTGATGACCTTTATAGGCAGTCAGCTAGTCTAGTAGTCAGCGACAAGATCGCCCTGTCGCCAAGTGATTCCTTCTTTGCCTAGTATTTGAGCACAGTTCGAACACACAGTTTTTAAATTGTTGTAGCGACAGTTGTCTAGATTGCCGTCCATGTGAAATACTCTAAAAACTTCTTTGTGTGCTGAACGAAATCCGCACTTGTCGCATTGATTTTTAATTCGATACCCAGATCGATACCATCTGGGTATACCAAAACTTAGACCATTAGCCATGCAGATTTCGCAGAGGCTTCGATAATATATCTTGTCGTTCTTTTTATAGTTCACAGCACGGGGTCGTTGTCCACACTTACAAAGGGGTCTCATAAGTATATTTACACCTTTTCAGCCCCTTTTCAATCTTGTATATCCTGGGGTTTTTTAATGATGCCGCTAAATAATAGTACATTGATTTAACCCTAGGAGACAGTCGAATGGCACTAACATCACCAGGCGTAGAAGTACAAGTAATTGACGAGAGTTTTTACACTCCAGCTGAACCAGGCACGGTTCCGTTAATTGTTGTAGCCACTGCTGAAAACAAAATAAACGGAGCTGGCACAGGCACAGCTTCAGGCACCACTGCAGCCAATGCAGGTAAGGTATTTAGAGTTACAAGTCAACGAGAACTCGTTGATACATTTGGTTCACCGTTCTTTGAAAAGACAGTATCGGCCAGTCCTATACACGGCGGAGAAAGAAACGAATACGGTCTTCTAGCTGCTTACAGCTTGTTGGGTGTTTCAAATTCTGCATTTATACTACGTGCAGATATTAACCTAAATGAACTAGAAGGTAAAACAGATGCACCGGGAGCGGATCCAGCTGATGGCAAATGGTGGGTAGACACACAAACCACTACTTGGGGTATTAACGAATGGAACGGTTTGGCATTAGCCGACAGCGGTCAAAAATTTACTGCTAAAACTCCTTTGGTACTCACAGATGCTGATCTAGATAATATCAGTAGCAATGCTCCTAAAACATCAGTAGGCACCATTGGTGACTACGCTGTAGTGTTTCAAACAGCCGCAGGCGACGGAACATTTTTAGCTGAAGACGAGCTAGTAAGAATATACTACAAGAGTGCAGGCAATGCCACTGCTGGTATCACAGCCGGTACGTGGGTACTGGTTGGTAGTCCTGACTGGGCAGCCAGTCACCCCACAGCATTTAGTTCAGCAGCGGTAGGTGCATTATCAGGCACATTGATCATCAATGGGGTCACTATTACACCAGGTGTCAGTCTTACTTCCTGTGTGTCAAGCATCAATACTCTAATGAATGGCAGCGGTATCACAGCCGTCGCCAGCAACAACAGACTGTATCTATACAGTGACGGTACTTCCACTGCCACAGGCGGTGATTCTACAGCAATCGATGGTGGAACTGGTGGTATTGTGATCAGTGGAACTGCTCTAGGCACTGGTGCTGGCCTATTAAACATTGCAGCTGGCACATATATGTGTCCGGCATTGGCCCAACAACCACACACCAGTGTACCGTTGTTTAAAAGATCAGATTTTGGTTCTACTGTAAATGCTCGTCCTACAGGTTCAGTATGGCTCAAAACTACTGAGCCAAACAATGGAGCTCGTTGGAGAGTAAAACGCTACAATCAAAGTACTGATGCTTGGGTAGCCAATGAAGCACCTTTGTACGCAACTCCGCACTCTGCCTTGTACTTTCTAGATAAATCCGGCGGCGGCGCAAATCTTCCCAAAGGTGCATTATTTGTTCAAACAAATGCTAGAGAACACGCAGGATCATACTCTGCTACCACTGGAGCAGTGAACGGTTTTGATGCTCCGGATCAAACACTGGCTACTACCACTTTTAGAATATTTAAAAGAGCAGCCAGCGGTGAAACTGCAATTAAATCTAAAATTATTACCACAGGAACAATTAGTGGTGTAAAAACTTTCACAATCAAACAGTCGATCGTTGGCGATAACGCACTAAGTTCAGCAGCTTCATTTACATTCACAGCAGCAGGCACAGCAGACGATGCGTTTACAATTGCAGGATTGATTAATGCTGCTAGTTACACTGATTCAACAAGTGCTGCTATCACAAATAACGTAGTGGCCAGTGTTACTACCAGCAACGAATTGGTAATCACACATAAGACAGGTGGCGATATCAGACTAACTGATGTTACCGGTGGTGCTATTGGTACGCTGTTCCCAGTCTACAATCTAGCAACGGGTGCTGGAACCAGCAATTTCTACGCATTGTCAGGTGGCTTGGCCACAGGAGCACAAGAAGGTTATTTGGCTTCCTTGTGGATCCCATTGGTCAATGATGTGTTTGCTGCTACTCCAGATGCTCCATTAGAAGAGCCAGCAGATGGACAACTATGGTACAATCCTGCATTTGGTGAAGTGGATCTAATGATTCACAATGGTACAACCTGGGTGGGCTACAAATCAGCAACAAGTCCGTACTATGCTAATAATACTGATGACGAAGGTCCCATTGTATCCGCAAGTATGCCAATATTACAAGCTGACGGTGGTGCTTTGGTCAACGGTGACATCTGGATTAGCACAGCTGATCTAGAAAACTTCCCAAGCATATACAAATTCAACACTGATGCAGGCAATCAAATTGCACTAAAATGGGTGCTGGTTGACAAGACTGACCAAACCTCGGAAGAAGGTATTTTATTTGCAGATGCTCGTGCAGGTACTAGTGGTGGGTCACCCACTGCTGCACCTTCTGGATCAATCAAAGATTTGTTAACTGACGATTTCTTGGACCCAGATGCACCGGATCCAGATCTATACCCCAAAGGCATGTTGCTGTGGAATCTACGTAGAAGCGGTGGAAACGTCAAGAAATACAACAATGGCTATATTGACACCACAGCAGATAACGAAAGACAAACTGGATCACCGAGTATGGAATTATACTGGCCAGATCGTTGGACCACTGCTAGTCCCAACAATGAAGATGGTTCAGGATCATTTGGTCGTAAGGCACAGAGATCAGCTGTGGTTGCTGCATTGAAGAGTGCTATCGACACCAGCGAAGAAGCACGTGACGAAGAACGCAGAAACTTCAACCTAATTGCTTGCCCTGGATATCCAGAAGCACTCAGCAATCTAATCAACTTGAATCTGGATCGCAAGGTCACAGCTTTTGTGGTTGGTGATACACCATTGCGTCTCAAGAGCGATGCAACAAGCCTAACAACCTGGGGTACCAATGCTAATCTAGCACTAGACAACGGAGATAATGGTATTGTTACCTATGACGAATATGCAGCGGTTTACTATCCAAATGGATTTACCACTGACCTTACAGGTGCTAATGCTGTGGTTCCGGCCAGTCACATGATGCTGAGAACTATTGCCCTAAGCGATCAAGTGAGCTTTCCTTGGTTTGCTCCAGCAGGCACACGCCGTGGTGGTATTACCAATGCCACAGCAGTGGGATACATTGATTCATTGACAGGTGAATTCCAAACAGTTGCTCTAAACAACGGTCAGAGAGATACACTGTATGATCTAAAAGTTAATCCAATTCCGTTCTTTGTAGGTACAGGATTGGTAGCTTATGGTCAAAAGACTCGTGCAAGAAATGCATCATCACTGGATCGCATCAATGTAGCACGTCTAGTTGTATATCTACGCAGCCAGTTGACAAAACTTGCTCGTCCATATATCTTTGAGCCAAACGATTCTATCACTCGTGACGAGATCAAACAAGCTGTAGAAAGTTTGTTGCTGGAACTAGTGGGTCTAAGAGCTATCTATGACTTTGCAGTAGTATGCGATGAAACCAACAACACACCGAGTAGAATTGATCGTAATGAATTATATGTAGATGTTGCCATTGAGCCAACCAAGGCCGTTGAATTTATTTACATACCATTGCGTCTCAAGAACACAGGTGAGATTTAATGAATAAATACAATATCGG